TTGAAAATTGTTTCATAGGACTTTTGAATTGAATATATTCCTTTGTACTTGTTTTTCTATATCCAACCAAATGTCCTTGTTCATTTAAGATATAAGTGTGGTTTGGTGTATTATCATCCCACTTAGTTATTTCTTTAAACGCTCTTAAAGCCATTATCTTTTCCTATGAATATAAACATCAAGTCTTTCGGCATGTCTTATTGGTAGAGTAGAATCATATGCTCTTGGATGTCTGCCATCTGCGATTGCTGCTGCAGTTCTTGGACCTCTTGGCATTAATGTAACTCTATACTTTGGAGTTTCTATCCAATAATCATCATAACCATGATCAACCTTGTATTCATTCATACGATCAGTTTCTTTAGCCATTTTATTAATAGCTTTAACTGTGGCCCTAATTGTTTCCACTTCTAACATATCACCTGCACTTTCGCAATGTGCTGTCATTATATAACTGTCAGTTCTCATATTATACCCCGTGAGTCATGTGTTCATAGGATTCGTTACATGTATCTAACTCTTTTCCACATGAACAAAGTTTGTCTTCTTCAATACTTGGTGCACCAACGATAGATCTTACTTGATCTTCGCTTAAGGTTTCATTTACCAATTCAGCAATTACTTGTTCTAGATTTTTCACAGTGCTACCTCCTCGAACATTTGCCAAGCTAATTTTTGTTTTAAAACATTAAAATCAGCATTAGCTAGCATTTCATCATATGATTCCCACGCAGCTCCTGGCTTTATATCCAAAGCGTTAACTATTTCCATTTGACTCATGTCTTCAATGTTTTCAACAATTGCTTCCATGGCGATTTCATTATTCATATTACTCATAATTTAGTTCCTTATCATTTAATATAGGTATATTATAACACAGTTTACAGCCTTTGTAAACGGTTTTTTTAAAAAAAGTGTATATTTTTTGTATATATTAAATGACATCATCCAAAGGAAATATTTGATATATAGCTTCAGCACAAGCTTGAGCAATATCCATGTGTTCCTTTTGAGTACCATTAGCAACTCTTAATTGGATATAATGAATCCACGAACGTAATGTTCCATTGACGTACATTCTGGACATTGTAAGTCCTTCAGGTAGAATTGCTCTAGCCTGTTCTTTAGCAATACCAGCATTAATAGCCCATTCGTAGGCATGCTTACATCGCTCAATAATAACCTCTTGATATGATTCCCATATATGATTAATTGAATCTTCTAATGGAAGTGATGTAGAGTTTTGTCGATTTTTAGGATCTTGTAACCTAGCTTCTCTAGTTACAAAAGATAAATCTTTGGTAGGATCGGCATATCGCTGACTAAATTCTTGAAACGAAAAAGATCGATGTCTAAGAATTTGTCTAGCAATATCCCTTGTGGTTTCGATTTCCATGCAAACACTGGCCATCTCTAATGGAGACCAGTGCTGATGTTTAATCAAATATTTAATTAGTTTTTCCGCCGTTTCCTCATTATTTTGATTATTTGGATTTGATACGCGGGCACAATATGCTACCATTTGTAGCAAATCATCTTTTAATTCAACGCCAATAGCTGGCTTAGAGTGCGAAATAACGCGAACATTAAACATTTTATATATTAATCCTCTTCTTTAATTAGTGTGTAGATACCATATACTAAACCGACCCAAGCTAGTAATTTAGCTAAGCCTCCGAATAGAATAACGGATCCACATGCTAAGATTAACGCAACTCCGTCAAGAGTTGTTCTTTCTACTAGTCTAGCTTTTATCCAACTTAACATATATTTCTCCTATATTTTAAAATTTGCAAACGTGTCTTTTTTCTCATTATCCCCCCACGTTGCAATTGGTTTATCGGGGATGCTCATATCTGATACAATATCGGATTGAGCTGATTCTTCAACATCGTATAACTTCATTCTTGCTCGATCAATACCAATTACAAATCTTTTATATTTGGTTGGATCGTTATAACGATTCTTTAATTGTTTTACCATTACTTGATTTAATTCATCTAGTTCTTCAGTTGCGATTAATGCAAACATTAAATCCGCTGTTGCTGGCAAGCCAAATGATTCCGAAGTATCTTCTAAGCCTACATCGGTATTACTAAAACCAGATCTTGTTGTTTGTGTTGCTGACATAATTGGTACATTAAATTCAATTGCTAAACCTCTTAATTCTTCGGCAATTGCTTTAATGTATGAGTAACTATTTATACTACCGCCCATTGCTTTCATTCTTGAAGAAGAACAAATATTTAAATAATCAATGTATATCATATCTGGTTTGAAGTTCTTTTTCAATTTCAATTCATTCAACAAAGCCCTAAAGTGACCTGAATGTGCAGCACCTGTAGGATATTCCTTAATGATTAGTTTACCAATAGAAGCTTGCGCAATCTTACCAATCTTTTCAGAGAATACAGTTTTTGGAAGTGATTCCAATTGTTGAATGGGTAGGTCCATAAGGTTAGCATCAATACGTTCAGCAATTCTTTCTTCAGCCATTTCCATAGTGATATATAAAACGTTTTTACCTTGTTGTAAAACCGATGCTGCGTTGTGACACATAAACAATGATTTACCAACACCAGTACCAGCCAAACAAATATTTAATGTTTTATTTGGAATACCACCTTTTGTGATTTTATTGAAGTAATCCAAATCCCAAGGTATTCTGGTTTCTTCTTTATTATAAAATTCAAAACGATCATCTGAATCATCAATGTAATCATGACCAATTGCTTGATCAAATGATACACCAAGTGCTTCGGAAAGAATTTCAGGTATTGCGCCTTCAGTTTTTTCTTTATCCTTTCCATCAATAATTTGAATAGAATCCATAATGGCATTATAGACCGCACGATCACGGCACCATTTTTCAGATTCGCCAATCAAATAATCAGTATCAACATCGGTCTTATTAGATATTTCATTAATAAGTCTAGATGCTTGATTTAATACATCTTCCGGTGCTGATACTTTTTGTAATTCCAAATCCAAAACTCTACCAGTTGGTAGTTTATTATTTTTAGCAACAAAGTCTACAATTAGATCAAATACTAATTTATCTGTGCCTTCAAAATATTCTTTTTGAATATACGGAATTACTCTACGACAATAATCTTCGTTATTGAGTAGGTGACTCAGTATGTGTGTCGTCAGTTGGTTTTCCAATTTGTCCCTCTACAGTGTTTTCTAAAATTGATGATAATATATCGCCTAGGTAATCATTAAAAGTTTTATTTTCTCTTAAATCATCATGATCCCATTCTCCTGGGTCACTAATATTGTAAGTAAAAGATAATGTAGCTAAATCCATTTCAATATTTTCTTTAATCGATACAGTTCCATAGATAACTCTTACTCCAGGGAATGGAGATGGTTCTTTAAACTGTAAAGCATAAAAGCTTGAGTTTGGAGATTCTACAATTTTATAATGATCTTCCATTATACACCACTTTCATCCATTTGTAAATCAATTTCTACATCAAATAATGGCTTGTGACCAATTTGATAATGACCAATTAAGAACTCTTTGAAATTAGTTTCTTTAAAAATAGGATTCCAGAACTCTGCTGTTAGAGTATCTTTTTCTCTTACTTTAGGTTGAATTAACTCTTTTGTTTCTTGATCAACTCTACAATACCAGCCATTGCTTGGTTTTTGTACATAACCACCAGCCAATGCTACATCAAGTAGACCTGAGTATTGTGCAATACCGCCTTCCCATGTTACACCAATTGGAATTTTAGATTTTTCTTTAACAAATCTTGATTTTTCAACATTAATTACAAAGTTGTAACCTTTAACTTCGGTACCTTGTTTTTGTTGTTGACGACCAAGAATCCAGATATTATCAGCTGAGTAATAAATACCTGTACCACCAGAAACCACAGCTTTAGGGAATAGACCCATTTCTTGATATGTATGGTTAATAGCCAACAATGGAATATTTTTCATAGCCAAATAAGGTGTGACCATTCTAAATAGACCTTTAAGTGCTTTTGCCCTAGACATATCAGCAACTGATTTTTCATTCAATGCATCTTCCAATTCTTTCTTAGATGCTAGGTTACCAATTGAATCAATAACAACTATAACTTTATCACCACGTTCAATATTATCCAATTGACCAACCAAATCAAATTTAAGTTGTTCAACATCAGTAATTGGTGTATGTAATACTCTTGTAGTATCAATACCAAATGAAGTAAAGTATGATTGCGGTGAACCAAATTCAGAATCATAAAATAGCATTACTGCATCATCGTGTTGTTTCATATAAGCACTTGCCATTAGCAATGCAAATGAAGTTTTAAAGTGTTTTGATGGACCAGCTAGTACTGTCAAACCAGAAGTTAATCCACCATCTGGATCTCCTGATAAAGCGACGTTAACCATTGGTACATCAGTTGGAGTCATATCCTTATCACTAAAAAATACAGAATCAGATAAAACATCT